TCTTCCAAACTTTGTCCCCATACTAATCTTAATTCAGCAATTTCTTTTATATCATCTCTTGTAAAATCATTTTTACCCCAAATAAAATCAACTCTGGCACAAGGTGTAAAAGAACAATCCTTTAACTTCTCATTAGAGTAGTTAATAAAGTTTTCAAAATCTTTGTCTGCTATTGAACAGCCAAAAGCTGAAGCATGTCCCTCACTTAATAAAGAATATCCGCTTTGCTTTACAAAGTCTTTAAAATCTGTAAAGTCTTTTGTGTTATATCCTCTACCAGAACCATCCCAAGTGACTATTCCATCCTCATGTGTTACTTCTGTTAATAACAAGAATGGGTGCTTATATTTAGCCATTAACTTGTTTGCAATAAGTCCTGTAAGATTTCTACTTATCAACTGGCCCGGTTTTAACTTGACTGCAATAATTTTATTTTCATCAAGATGTTTTTCTTTAATAATTCCTTCTACAATTTCAATATTTTTTGAAACACTACTATCTTGATGTCTTTTGATATTAGTAGCGTTGCGGCAGGCCTGTTCTGCAACTGTTTCGAACTGGCCCTTGCACCCTCTCTTAGTTGAAGGAATCATTGCTTTACCCTTAAAGTCAAGCATTGACTCAAAAAGTAATAATTTCTCTTCTATTGTTCCCATTCTAATTGTTCCATTTATTTGTGGTACAACATAGAAACTTATTGAGAATGGACAAAGACCACCAGCCTTGTTAATAGAATAAGCTGCTTGATGAGTCATTTGAGTTGCAAATGGGTTTCTAATATTTGCGAGACCTGTTTCAATGAGATACTTTGTTTCGTAATCTCTTATATCCATCATATCACCAATAAGACCAATAGCAACTAAATCAGTTATTTCTTCGGCATAGTTCTTATTTAAGATTTCATCCATACGACTGCAGAACTTATATACAACTCCTACACCTGACAGTGACTTTGTTGGATAATCGTTTGACAACTGATTGTTAATTACAATGGCATCTTGTGAATATCTTTCAGCTTCGTGGTGGTCAAGAACTAAAATATCATATCCTTTTTCTTTTAATTCTTTGTGTTGCTCATAATCATTACTACTTGAATCTGGACAAATTATTAACTTAAATTCTGGGTGGCGTTCTATGTAAGCCATGTTATCTGCTAATCCATGTTGTTTTCCATCGTGTACACGATATGAAATCTTTGTCTGTGTATAATATGGGAAAACAAGATTAAGATAATTTATTAGTGCGGCCGCGCTCGTGTACCCGTCGGCATCGCAGTCAACTATTACCAAGATCTGGTCATTGTTCTTGATATGACCAATCAGCATTTTTATTCCTTCGTCCATGTGATCCAGTCTTCGTGGATCTACAAGATCGGCCTCTGAAGTAGAGAGATAGTGCTGGATGCAGTCGGGCGCAATACCGCGGGCCGCAAATATCTTTTCAATAGTTGAATATGTATTTTCTATCGGCAATAAAGCCTCTCTTAACATATATTCCATTACAATACAATTCTCTCCTTAAATAACTGTAAAAACTTTTCTTTTCCTTCATCTATTGGTGCGCTTTTATAATTTGTAATCATTTTCTTATCAAATATAAAAGAAATTATAGTAGAGTTCTTATATCTTTCTCTAATTTTTAATAAATTATCTTTCAAATGGAAAAACTCTTTATCTCCTATCTTTTGGAACTGTCTATCAAATGCTATAATAACTTCCTCAACTCCTGCATCTATTAACAGTTGCATTTGATAACTGGAGATATTCGAACCACAACAAGCCACCGCTATATTATTATCTTTTCCAAAAAGACTAATATACTTCAATACAGATTTCTCTGATTCAAATATAATTGCCTTCTTTGCTGCTTTTATATTTTCTTTTGACCAATTAAAGCCATATAAATTAAAACCAAGAGGGTGATTATATAATTTACCTTGTATTAACAAAGGTCGATACTTACCATATAATTCCCCCTCTTCCTTGCTCATGGTACGACCTCTTAAACCTATGAAACGATTGTCCTTATCAAAGTGTGGGATAGTGATCTGGTCTCCGCCAAGATAATATCCAATACATGCAAGGTCTAATACTTCTTGAGTTATTCCTTCTTCAAGCCAAGGCTTTAACACAATATCATAACTCATTCTTTCAAGAATACTATCATCATATTCTTTTAATTGTATATCTGATACACTTTTTATTTCAATTTTCTTAATTCTATCATAAGACGCAAGAACATTCCAATCTTCCAAATCTTCTTCGCCAGAGCTCTCTACAGTTCCGTAGAGACCAAATTTTCCAGCAACCCATCTGACCGATTCGTTTAAGTCAATATCTTGGTCATACTGTATCTTAAAACATTTAATTACTAATTCAAATATATCAAAACTTGGAGTAGAACAGCCTGTGTAACAATTTAATAATTTACTGTTTGTATAATAATACAACTTATGACTTCCACAACCGGGACAATTATGACATATAGTATCAGACACAATGGCACCGTTTGACCAGGTTGGGTTTCCACCCAACTCTGTCAAAACCTCGAAGATATTTTCTTCTGTTAATGCCTGTTTAATTTTGTCCTTATCATATGCTATTAACATTGTTCAAAGGCTCCTTCTTCTTCTACCATAATGCTCAAATTGTTAATCTGAACAATTTCATAATCATAAGTTGTTGCAAACATTGGTTGAATTCTACAAGTTCCAAGATTTGCCTTACACCAAAGATATATTCCCTTATATCTTCCTCGTCTATTCTTATAGATAGACAACTTAATTGCTGGTGTCTCAAAAGTTCCGGTACTTAAAATATCAACAAGTGCTTCCTTGTCTTTCTGTGTTACTCCCAAAAGAATGGCACCATAGTCAATCTTATCTGCAATAGCCTTAGCACCTCTCAACAAGTTCTGATCAGGTGTTTCAGAGTCCACATAAGAACCATTCAACTGTGTAGCACTTTCAATAAATACTCCATATTGATTACAAATGTCCTTAAGCTTTGTGGAAAGAATAAACAAGATATTATCCTCTCTTAACTTAACTCCACCACTTCTTCTTGTAATCTCTTCCAAGATTTTCATAGAAGTATGAATATAATCGTGGAATACATATTTAACATCATGCTCACGAATGTTTTGTTTAATCTTATTCTCAACATCCTGCAATGAGAAGTCAGGAAGCTCCTCAACATAAAGAGGGCTACGAGATATAACTTGTGCGGCGTGGAGGACGCGCTCCTCTTCATCGCCCACATATGTACCATTAAGGATGTGATCTTCATCGACATTGGACAAGAACGCGAGCATCATTGTCTGAACTTCTTTCAAATCCTGCTCTGTTGCTATGAACAAGGTTGGCTCCATTGTTCCATTCTTAATCCAACCAAATGAATCATCATATATTTCATCGCACGCGATATAGCATGCATCAGCAATCAGGCTACGTGTCTTACCAATACCGGTGGCCGCACTTCTAATATAGAACTTTCTTAATCTTGCGCCCCTAGTTACTGTGTTGATCAAGTTCCCATACAAAGGAACTCCTACTTCTGGGTTTTCCTTCAAATCATTAATCAAGTCGATGATACCATCACCAGCCTGTGAAGCTTCTCCATACGATTCGTCAACATATTGTAATCTAATTGCTTCAATTTTTCTGTCAACTTTATTCGCAATATCTTCAAGAGTCATATTATCCAGTTGGTCTTCTTGAAGTTGCTTCTTCTTTACATCTAACAAATCTGGATCATAAATGTCAGTTACATCTATTCCATAATTGTCGTATACTCTCAAAAGTGTCATTTTCTTTAAGCGATTATAATAATAGTCAAATGATAATGTCTGCGCACTATCAGTAACTTTCATTAACCATTTGTCGCCATCTCGCTTTTTATAAATCGCTTCGCTTTTGGGTCTTGAAGACAAGAAGTCATTTATGTTTTCAAGAGTTATTGTCTTCGCTCCCAATTCATGAATCTTATATATAGCACCAAAGACAACTCTGTGGAAATCATCAGTGAAGTCCTCGTCTGTTACTATATACTTATCAGTGAGTTCCAAGAGGTTGGGGTTGTTATATACACAACCTATGACCTGAACTACACTTGTCATATCTACATATTTTGAACCCATTGTTCTTTACTCCTTGTCTAAAAAACTAAACAGTCTTCTTTTTCTTTTCTGCGGTCTTTCTGGACTTTTTATGTGAACCACTTGTTGTTGTATTTGTAAGTCAGCGGCAGTTTTATCTTTATTCTTTTGGTTTGCTTCCCAAATGGAATAATAATAATTATAAGCATCTTTATAAATATATGGAACTATTCCAATACCATTATTTGCTTTTTCTATTGAATTGCCTTTAACTTCATAAAAATACACCAATGCTTTATGAATACCAGAATAAGTATAGTGATATTCTGCAATATATTGCTTAATCTGTTTTTGTATTCTTGGTGTCACATAATCGAGTTTAAACAACTGTATTATGTAGTTATCAAGTGCGGTCTTGTCGCTTGCCTCCTTTTGTTCAGCTTCTGTTCTTTTTTCGTAACACTCTTTATGAGAATATCTATTGCCTTCTTTGACGCACGGAACAGTATCGCGGTCAAAAGTCTGATTACAGCACTTACATTTAACTTTGTGCATGAACAGATTTCTCCTTTTAAAAATATTATACAATAATATTATAACATTTTTTATTAAAAAAACCAACCTGAGTATGAACCCAGGTTGGTTGAAAGGTTAATAAAGTAGGAAAGACTTTTTACATCAATGTGTCTTTAATTTCGCTATTTATAACTGCGATAACCTCGGCTTGTGCGATGGTGGCATCACCAATCTTCTTGCCCTTACCGAGATGCTTTTCAATAATGGCGGTAATCTTAGGCTGATAATCTTGGCTCTTATTCATAAGAGTAGTAGCCATTTCTTTAAATTCAGCCATAAGACTGTCAAAATCATAAGTTGCAGCAGCTGCAACCTTCTCCTTTTCTTCAGTAACAAACTTGTTACCAGTGTTATTAGCTTCTTCGTCAATTGCCTTATTCAAAGCATCAACGAGTGACTGATATGAGAAAGGAATTACCTTGTCAATGCAAGAAAATCTTGACTTGCACTCAATAGTTCCATCGTCTGAACGAAGAACCAACTTTCTTTCTCCCTTATCAACATCAATATAACCCTCAATATCAACCATGTTCTTAATAATTTCATTGTAAACATTAGAACAAGAAGGGCCAATAGCATTATACTGTGTCTGGTCTTTATTGGTGACAGTTCTCTCCTTTGAGTGTGAAATGAAAACAACTGCATATCCCTTCATAGCAATATTACGGAAAGTTGTTTCCCACTCCTTCTTTACCTTGGCCCAACCATTCTTAGTCCAGCCGCCGTCACCAATGTTCTCAATATCGAGCTGAGAACAAACATACTTCTCACAAAGTTGTGAAGCAATATCTACTGTATCAATAACAACACTCTTGAAGTTTTCCTTAACTTCTGGGTCGTCCAACTGACGAAGAACTTGCTTCATTTCTGCCCAAGAAGTAATATCCTGAGCAATAACTCCCGGCAATGCGTTATATCCACGCTCAAATGCAA